ATGGTTCACACCGGCAAGAAACGTGGCCGCCCGTCCCGCCCTTACCGTGCCTCGTGGGGCGAGAACATCGACGGACTTTACCGCAAGCCTGACGGCCGCTGGCGGATCAACGCCACCGGTCAGCACTTCACCGAACATGACGAGCGTGTCGCCGTCGCCCGCTTCCGGCAGTGGCAACAGGCAGACGGCCGCAAGGTCGTCACGATGGCGCTGCCGTCACAGGACTACGAAAGCACCATGCCCGTCCTGATGACCGGCTCGGCGTCGATGACGATGCCCGCCCGGATGCCCAACAACAACAGGATGTCTGCCGACCTCGTCAAAGACCTGGCCGACCTCGGTATCAAGGTGGAAGCCGACGACGACGACGGCCCGCCGCAGCCGCAAAAGGTACAGGTCAAACGGGTGCCGGTGATCGGCATCGACGTGCCGGAAGAAATCATCTGGCCGTGGCTGCGGGTCCAGCTTCTCGAACGGCCGGAAGTGGTGGCCGAAAAGGTGGCCATCCCGCAACTCGCTTCGCTCGCCACCATGGCCCTCCCTCGTGAGTCCGTCCGCCTGTCTCGGCTCGCCGACCTGTACCAGACCCACGCCGACGTGAAGCCTGTGACGAAAAACAAGGTGGACGGGACGTGGGGCGAATTCGTGAAGCTGACGGGCGCAAAGACGCTGCGGGACCTGACCACTGAAAAGCTGACGGCCTACCGGGACGCAATCAAGAAACGCCTTGGCGGTGCCGCGACCGTGTCGGCGTATTTCCAACGGGTCAAGGGCGTGATCCGGTTCGGCCTGTCCCACGGTCTGGACCCCGTGGAAGTCCGCTCGGCTCTGGACCGGTGCGCCGTCCTCGTGGCCCCCAAGCGAAAACAGGAATACAGCCCAACGCCCATCAGCCGTGACCACTTCGCCAAGCTGATCGACGTGGCGGATGACCTGCAAAGGGCGGCGCTGCTGCTGTCGATGAACGCCTGTCTGTATGTGTCGGAAGTGCTGGCCGTGGATTGGGACGAACTGGACTTGAACGCAGGCACGTTCGTGACTCGCCGTGGCAAAACGTCGGTCATTCGTGCGGCCGTCCTCTGGCCTCGGACGGTGAAGGCGCTCAAGGCGCTGAAGGTCACACCGGGTGCGGTGTTCAAGTCGGCCCGTGGCGACAGGTATCACCCCAACAGCTTCCGCAAGGTGTTCGGCAAGCTGCGGACGGCCGCAAAGGTGCCTGCGTTAATCGAATACAACCACATCCGTGACGGTGCCTATACGGCCGCCTGTGCCTCGGGTGCGGAATTCAGCCTGTGCCAAATCGTGGCCGGGCACCGGCTGCCCGGCGAGTCTGACCACTACGTCGCCCGCAACCCCAAGATGGTGGCACCGGTGTGCGAAGCCATCGAACGGGCCTACTTCGGCAAGCTTGCCAAACGTTAAGGCGTCCGATTTCTGGTATCCTAACCTTCATGGATAGAAATAGGGTAATCTTGGCCCTCAAAGTGCTTGCCGGGCTGAACGCAGCGATGGTTTTCAGTTCCTTCGTTGCGACTATTTACTACTATTGGAATGGGCGTTCGGACGTGTGGGGAATGCTCATCAGTGGGTTTTTCGCCTTGATAGTAGCCTATTTTACTATCAGCACGTTCCGTACAACCGACGACCGCGCAGCACGTTATCGGGAACAATTAATCAGTGACATTGCTGGACGGGCCATTGATCCTTCGGTTGTAGTTGCCGGAGGTAAAGCGGTCAGCACTGGGAACAGTGCCGGGTCAACGGCAACGTCATCTTCAGATCGTAAACCGGACGAAGAAGCAGAGGCGAAAGCACAGAGCTTCTTCGACCGTCTGGTTGGAATCAACTTCACTTACATCGAACAGTATTACAAACAGACGCAGCGGCAGGCCAACAAAAGCTTCGTTTTCAGCGCCGTCGCCGCATTCGCCGCACTTCTCATCGTGGTAGCAGGCGTTTGGATGTTGTACCGAGAAGTTTCGACCCGGAGCGCCGTTATCACGGCCGTTGGAGTCCTGTGTGAACTGATTTCGGCGGTGTTCTTCTATCTGTACAACAGGACGGTTTTGAAGATGGGGGAGTACCACCAAAAGCTGGTGATCACGCAGAACGTTGCGCTGGCGTTGAAGATATCGGAGGGATTGCCGAAGGCGGAACGGGCAGCGACACAGGTCGAACTGATCCGGTCGCTGTCGAAGGACATCAACATGTACCTCAGTGGCTTACCTGCTGTGGAACACAGGCCCCGGAAGCGGCGACTGCAACGACCTCAACCCGACGCCGCACCGGTTAGGAGGCGACAATCCGACCCGACGGCGGGCGATGGCCTGTAAGCCGTCTTAGGCGTCGCCCTCCATCGCCCGCTTCCGCCGACGTGCGATGACCTCATCACGGTTCGCCTTGTACCACTCATGCCAGTAGGCTTTGATGTGGTCTGCGTTCTTCTCTCGCCACTGCCTCATGTACTCCTGCCGCCGCCGCTTCTTGTCGTCGCTCATTGCTTGCCCCCCTTCCGCCCGGCCTCGTGTTCCGCCTGCGCCGCCAACGCCTCCCGGACGGTCTTGTAGTAGCCCAGAAACGTGTTCGTGTCCTTGGGCGGTCCCGCCCTCCACTGCCGCATCTTCTCGTTCCACACGACCCCGACGTAGCCGCTCTGCGGGACGATGCCCTTGCGCCTCGCCCTCGTGTGCTGGCTGATCTCCCACCGGGTGCCGTTCAACAAGTTGCTCTTGCGGCAGTTGGTCTGATCCGTGTCCTTGAGACAGCAGATCAGGTCGGGCGGCGTGTCGGCCACGAGGCGCTGGAGGAACTTCCCCTGCGTCCCGCTGCCGGTCTTGGCGTACACGTTGTCGTCGGTGTGGGCGCTCGTGGACGTGTGCCACTGGTGCCGCCGCACCTTGGGCAAGTCCTCCGCATCGATTGTGTACTGGAACCGCCTGCCGTTGCGGGCGTGGATCGTCAGGAGGGCGTCGGCCCCCCTCACTTCGTAGTCGTTTTGTAGTGGCATCCTCATTTTCCTCCACAAGTCTTCTCGACAACTTGCGGAGAAATCAGCAGGTCGTGTCCGACTGCGGACTGGTACAATGCGGCCATGCCCAAGACACCTGCCGAATCCTGATGGGTTGTCAACGGTTTAGCCGTGGACGGAGAATCCCATGACTATTGCACCTGAACCCTTTCGCACAGCCTGCCTCGAAGTCTTGCATGAAGCGATAATCAACGCTCGTGCGATGGCCGGAACCGGTAATTTCGAGAAGGATCAACTGAAGGACTTGATGAGTGCCGTTCACAATATCCCGCACTCGCTGAACGATTGGGAACGCTGCGATCAAGACAAGCTGAGGCGGTCGCTGCTGTGGTACGACGGGCGATGGGCATGGCCGAACCTGACGAAGCTTTACGATGACAGCATCGCTGGAACACCGCCAACCTGATTTCCTCTGTCCAAGCCGCACACAATGCTGATGGTGTCAACAGTTTAGCCGGGGAGTGCGAACGGCCATGAAATGCGTCAGCATCATGGACAAAACGAACGGCGTCTTGGCGGTCTCGCTCGCAGACGTACTGGACACGTTGGGAACGGATGCTGAAGGGCTTCGATGGAGAATCTCGGGCGTTGAGTGTTTGGGGGACGGAGCAGATGAGTTGCACCGCCTCTCGGATGCGCAAGCTATCGTCGACACGTCAGCGTTACGGGCCTTGGCCGAGAGCGTTTACCAGATCATCGATGGCATCTTCGCGGGCTGCATTGATGGGGACGCTGCCCCGAAGATCGTCGTCCGAGCCGTAGACAGTTCGGCGTACGATGTCGAGGCCGAAGACGAGCGTGTACTTGCGAAGGTACGGCAGCGATACCGCAACATAATCGACATGCCGGACTGACCGCCATGTGTTAGCGGTCGGCGGTGCGTATATCCTCATGATTGCAACAGATGTGCCGGGGACGGAGAATCCCAGTTTGCCAAGGAGGTTCCCATGAGTTTGGGACGAAAACACCGTAAGCCTGCGGATGACATGCCGAAGACGGTACCTGAGGCCGTTGATCGGCTGGTTGCCGGTCTGTCGGAAGACGACAGGGCGTCGATTCGAGGATTGCCGAAGGAAGACATGATCCAGTTCCACCACAGTTGGGGGCTTGGGATACGGAACAGGTACGGACTTTGGGGCGAAAACGAGGCACTTCTATCGACCCTGCCGCCAGAGGAGCGGTGGGGCGACAACGCCTCGATGCTCATCCTCTTTGCGGTGTGGGAGAGGCTTCACACCAGCACCGATAGATAGCGGGCAACGGGAGTGATCTCACAGCCAGCGGCACACATGCTGCTGATGTTGTGGCCGCCCGGCAGGGCGAACGCTGCCCATGCTCGACAGTGGTCGCCGTGTGTTCTTAGTGACCTGCGTCTGCGGCCCCATCAAAGTCCCACGCAACCACGCCGTAGACCTGCGTGACAACGTAGCCGTGGATGGCGTGCCGGCCGTACGTCTCCCCGCTGCAATCGCCCGGGTCTCCCGGATCAGGTGGCAACGTCAGCGACGTGTTGCCCAACACCGGTGAGCAACGGCCCTCGTCCGTTGACGGGCCGGTGGTCGCCCACTGCGTCCATGCGTTCTGCGCAACCGGATCGCCCAAGGCGTCGAACTGGATGTCCAGCGAATAGACCCGGTCGTAACCGTCGTCGGGCGGGTCGTAACAACCCGAGAAGCCCTCGGGGAAGATGGCCTGAAAACTGTCCTCGCTCGGCGGGAGTTGGGCGTAGTTCCACCACTTGATGACATTCTCGATTTCGCACAACGGCTGCGGCACCGATCCGCAGGCCCAAGCGTAGACCCGCCCGGCACCGCCCGACGCCACAGACGTAGGTTCGCTCTGCGTCCCGTACTGCCGGCCCCACCGGGATGCGCCCGGCGGCATCCCGTTGACGCTCGTGGCGTTCGTGCCCGGGTTCCAATCTGTGGCCACTTTGTTCTGCGTCAGTGACCATGTCGCCAAGCCGCTCGATGTCAGGCTGTAATTGAGGGCGTTCTTGGCACCGATGCCGTCGCCGTCCACGTCGGCCGTCCACGTCGGTTCGATCCTCGTCTCGGCCAGCAACAGGATCCCGTTGTAAATGTCGTTGATCAGGCGTGGCGTCACCACGTCGTGTTTCCGGTAGTGGCCGTATCCGCTCTTAACCGTCTCGTGATTGGCTTTCGGGTCGCTGCGGAAGTCGTTGGGCGTTTCGACGCCAAGGCGTACGGCGTCAGCGCCCGTGGGCTTCTCCCACCCGGTGCCGTTCCATTTCAGGACCGATCCGACCTCCCATCCGCCCACGGCGAACGTGTCGCCAGCTACGGGCGTGTAGCTGCCGGGCGTGAAATAGAGCCTGTTGTGATCCGAGTAGCTGATGACGAACTCGTGGACGCTCTTGTCTGCGGCGCTGACGACCGTCAGCGGCCTGCCCGCCCACCGGTTCTTTGCGTAGCCTGCCTTGATGCTGAAGCCGTCGCCCTCTGCCGGTGCCGACGGCAAAGCGGGCCACAGCGTGAGCGTGGCGGTGTTTTGATCCTGCGCCGTGATGACCCGCCGCTGGCCGACGTTAGCGCCGCCCGTAAACTCGACGGTCAGGCCGACGTACCACTGTGCCTCCTGGCCCCGGTAGCCGTCATACCAGTAGCACGCTTCGGGCGACGTGTAGGCGTCGAAATCGACCAACGTGGTCGTGGTCGATCCGCTGCCTGCCGTGCCGGTGCGGGTGCGGAGTAGGCCGCCCGCCCCCTCGGTGTCATACCAGACCTCGTCAAACCAGTTCTTTTCCGTGTCCTCGATCCAGAACGTGCCGCCACCGGTACAGGTTCCACGCATCTGCGCCTTGATGACTCGTTCGTTGATCGGGTCGTGCTTGCCGACCTTCAGGTGAGACCAGTAGGGCAGGTCCGGTGACATGCCCGGGTCCGGTGGGGCATACGCCTCGACCAGACCGGCGTACGGGTCGCTGGCGTTCGTGCCCGTGATGCGAACGAGATCGCCCGTGACGAACGGCTCGGCCGTGTCGCCGGTGAGGCCGATGTCGCTGTGTTCTCTGTAGGTGGTCGATGCCGGAAGCGTGACCCAGCGGCCAGCGCCGAAGCACGTCCCGTCCGGGTCAGGCGGGTCGATGACCCCACGGCCTTCCTCGCCGGTGTCCACGTCTGCGATCCAGACCGTGACCGGATAGGGCCAGCGGGCTTCACGCATCCAGTGACGGCGGAAGCCCCAACCGACGAACACGGTCAGGCCCTCGTCAGTTTCGTCCAGACCGGTGCCCAACAAGTGTCCGCCCGCAACCGTGCCGGTGCCGGTCTCCTGAACCGTCCCGTCAGCGGCTATCGTGGTCCAGTAGCAAGCGCCGGTCGGATGGTCACTCGGTGGCGTGATGCCCACCGGCATCCCGAGAACGCTGTCATAGGTGCCGAGCGTGCCGGTGGCCCCGTGGCCAAGGTCGTAGAGGAACGTGGCGGGCGTGTACATCTGGTGAGGGGCAACCCTCACGAAATAAGGGCACAAGCCGAGCAATTCCCACTGAAGCGCCCGCAACGTCCGTTTCAGGTGCGGCGAGTAGTTGAACTCGCCCGGCGAGCATTCCTCGTCATACGCAGACCACAGGTCGGCGTCCATGGCCGGGAAGCTGGTCATCTCGCAAGCGCCCGTGCCGTGGTCTTTCACCGCCCACGAGACGTTTTGTGCCGCCTGATCGATGGTGTCCAGTTCGTCGTTGGGGTGAATCGTCCAGTAAGGCTGTTTCGCACCGTCATACCACTGGAAACATGACCACGGGTCACGGCCGGGCCACGACCTGCCGCCCGAGAACGTCACGGCCCACGGCCCGCTCGGCGTCCACGTCTGCGTTGCGAAATGAATCGTGTCGGCGGTGTTGCTCGTGATCTGGACCCGGTGGAGTCGGCCATCGTCCCCCCACGTCACAAGGTCGCAAAAGCTCGCGCTGAACTCATCGACCGTCCAGCTTTTCCCCTCGCTCTGCAACGTGCTCGTGGTGCCGATGCTGGATGAACCGATCCATTTCTCTCGGTCGTTGGGGTACGGCGGAAACCGGCCCGCCCACTGCTGGCCGCCTTGCTTGATGATGTAGTAGGTGCGGCCGATCAGGTCGCCGATGGACGCCAAATCGCCTGCCGCAATGTAGTCGTAGATCGCTGGCCCCACGTCCAGCGTGTTCGCCGTGTTGGCCACGATGGGCACTTGGATGACCTGCCGCTCGTCGCACGAGTGGATTACCAAATCGTAGTGGGTGGGGATGCCGCCGATGGGGTCGCCGAACACGTCCACGCACTGGTGGTTGACCCACCGGGTGCCGGTGCAGTTCTCGCTTTGCGTCCAGTCGGCGTCAGCGTCCGCAATCGTGACATGGGTGCCGTAGCCGTTGGCGTTGGTGATGACGCCTTGTTCCCACCGGTTGCTCTCTCGTGGCCACTCGTTGTTGGCGTACGCCTGTGACGCCTCGGCACGTCGGCGAATGGCCCGCCACGGCTGGATGAGTAGATCGTGTCTGTTTAGGTCGCTGCTGGACGTGACTGGAAATCCGGAAAACTCCCCCATCGGTGCTATCCCCTTTCGTTACGGAATCGGTGCCGCTCTCGTGTACTGATGGCCCATCTGGTTATCGGAAACATTCTGGTAAACCATGCCCGTATACTGGCCGACGGACAGTGCTGCGCCGCCGCCCCCGAGCTTGATCACGGCCCACTGCTCGCCCGTCGCCGTCGCCGTGCCCACGCCGCCGGCCACCCACAGGATCGGGGCGGTGCCGCTCGCCCCGCTCTCGGGCAGGTACGAACCGGTAGCCGTCTCGACGAACTCGTCCGCCTCGCTGATCAGGTCGATCTTGCAGACGACGGCACCGGACACCACGGCCCGGCCGACGGCCCCGTTCTCCTCGTCCCCCTCGCCGCCTGCGGTCAGCGGTTCCAGCAGGACGACCCACCGCCCCGGCTCCTCGCCCGTCGGCGTCGTGACCTTGAACGCCAGTCGGTTCTTGAACTCGTCCTCGTCCTCCGTGGGCAGGATGAGCGGCCGGTCGATCCGCACGGCGGCGTACCGGTCCAGCGGCTCGCCGGTGACGTTCTTCACGAGCACCACATCTGCGGCGTACGCCTGTAGCGGCGTGGACTTCTCGCCCCGATGGTTCGAACTCCGTGAGGAGACGGCGGCGTCGATGAATGCGTTGTAGGTCGCCGCCGGGATCTTCAGATCGTCACCGGCCTTCACTTTCCTCAGGTCCATCCGTCCTCCTCCCCATCGATTTCCGTTACGGCAGGTTCAGCGTGGCTGCGAAGTCGGCCCGCTCGTACACCCGCTCGACGAACACGTTTTCCAGGCGCTTCTCCACGACCTTCGTGGTCGGGTTGTCAATCGTCTTGTAGTAGACCCACAGGTAGTCCCACCCGTCCTTGACGATGTCGCCCTGGACGACGCCGTTCGGCTTGCTTGCGGTGACGCCGATCTTCAGGTCGGTGCGGTTCTCGGACACGGCGAAGCCGAACGACAGGTCCCACGCCTCCTCGTCACGCTTCCTGCCGCTCACCCGGGTAAGCAGCAGTTCGCCTGCGGCAAACCCCTTGTACGTCGCCGAGTTCACCTTGCCGACGGTGCGGGACAGCATGGCGACGTAGGCGTCCGTGATGTCCGCCGGGGCGACGGTGTAGTCCAGCGAAAACGTCGTGGTGGGGACGAGCACGTCGCAGCCTTCCACGGTGCCGTCCTCGTTGACGCCGATGGCCCCGTGAAAGTCCCGGAGCGTGATCCCGAGCGCCGTCCCGTTGTACTTGTTGACCGTTCGCAACGAGTACATCCGCTTCTGGTTCGTGCCAGAGATGTCGAACGAGATGCTGAAGTTGCCAACCTCCTGCTTGTCCGGGTCCGTCCCGGGCGCAGTCCACACGGCCGTTCCGTAGTAGATGTTGGCGGCGATCTCCTCAACGTCGCAGTCGGACGTGACGAGTTCGAACGTGCCCACGGTTGCGGGCACGCCCGCCAGCAGCGCCGCAAACGCCTGGTCCTCCGTCACCGTCCCGCCGTCGTCGGACTTGATGACGTACTGCCGCTCGGCGTTCTTCTGGCCCTTGCGCCGCCCGGCCGGTCTTTCGTCGATTACGATTGCCACGATACCCCCCCGCCCGCTTACTTGAACGAGTCCTTTGCCTTTGCGATCTTCGCCGTGTTCTTGGCGGTCTCCTCCGCAGCCTTGGCGATCCGGTCTGCGACCTGTCCGCCGCCGAACAACGCCGCCGCCTCTGCCGAGAACGTGCCGGCACCCTTGACCGTGACCTTGCTGTCTACCGACGCCCGGTTCCCCAAGGCGTCGTCAAGGTTGAGCCGTTTGGAGTCCAGGCGTGGCGGCACCTTGCCGCCCTCGCCCTTGCTGTCGTTCTTGTTCTTCGCCTCAGACCTGAGGGCCGTTAGCTGCGCCTCCAGGTCGGCCTTGGACTTCGACAGCGCCGCAACGTCGTCCCGTGCGTTCTGGTCCGCCGCCTCGTTGATCGCCCGCTCACGGTCGTGCAACTCCTGGCTGACACGCTGCCGCTCGGCCTCGATGTCCTTGATGCTCTGCTGCCGCTCGCCCTCACGCTGCTTGGCCTTGGCGAGTTCCGCCGCCTGCCGTGCGGCCTCGTCCTGCGCCAGCATCTCGTCCGACATGCTGTTGGCGGCGTCGGCGTCAAACGTCTTGTCGAACTTGCCCCTGACCCAGTTCAACCCCTTCGCAACGGCGTTGATTGCCGTGTTCCAAGCGTTGGTAAACGTGCCGACGAATGCGTCCCAGATGCCGACGAGAACGGCCGTCGTGTTCTCGAACGCTGTCAACAGATTGGCCTTCACGGTGGCCCATATCTCTTGCGCGCCGTAGAACGCCGCCGCCGCCGTCTGGACGAACAGCGCCTTAAACCTGATCCACTTCTCCTGTAGCTCGCTCGTGCCTTGCCGAAACGTCAGCTTTAAGCCCGCCCACAGCACTCGTGCGGCCAGGCCGATGTCTCCTGCCGCCAGCGCATCCGAGATTCCGCCGACGGTGTCGCCCACCGTTTTCTGCAACTCGCCGCACTTCTCGCCGAGCCACGATATGGCCTGCCCGCCCACGTCGCTCGTGTAGACGAAATACGCCGCCAGTGCCCCGAGCCCGACGCCCACGAGCACGACGGGATTGAGCAGCGCCGCCAGCGCCGATCCGACCACGCCCACGACTGCGGACAGTCCGGACATCGCCAGGCCGATCACCTTGAGCGACAGGCCGAACGTGACGAGTGCGGCACCGGTGGCCAGCAGTCCGCCCACCAACGCCCCCGCAGCGATCACAAGCCCCTTGTTGGCCTCTGCCCACTCGCCCACCCTGACCACGACGCTTGCGACCACGGACACGATCTTGGTGGCCGCAGGCAGCAGCGCCGAACCGATGGCGGCAGACGCATCGAATACCTCGCCCTTCAGCCGCTTCATCGTGTTGGCGAAGCCGTCGCCGGTGCGGACGGCGTCGCCCTGAGCCATCTCCGTTTGTTTCATTATGATGCTGAACCGGGCCATGGCCTTCTGCGCCTCGGTGGCCTTGTCCTTGTCCAGCCCCTTGTTCAGCAGTTCCATGGCGACGGCGCTTTCCTTGACGTTGACGCCGAACCGCTCGATGGGGTCGGCTTCGCCCCTGAATGCGGACATGAGTGCCGCAAAGGCGTCGTCGTCGGCGACGTTGTTGAACGAGCCGAGATCGATGGCCAATTCGGTCAGTGCCTTGCTCACCTGTGCGGCGAGCTTCGGATCGCCAAGCTGGTTGACGAGGGACGACTGAGCCTGTGAGGCGAAGTCGGCGATGGTCTTTTTGGAGCGGCCGACGTTCTTGGCCGTCTCGTCCGCCCACTTTTTCATCGTCGCCGACTGACTGCCGAACACCGTGTCGAACTTCGACATGGTCTCCTGTAGGTCGCTGGCGGCGTTGATCAGCGGCACGAACCCGGCGACGCCACCAGCGCCGACGGCTGCGATCTTCGCACCGATGCCGGTGATGGTCGAACCGAGCGCCTGAAGCTTCGCTGCAGACCGGTCCAGCGCCTTGGACAGTTCGTCTTTCAGGCCCAACGTGACGTAAGCCTTGCCCGCCTTGATGTCGTTTGCTGCCATCCCCTTTACCTCACGCTGTTCTCAAACAGCTTTAAGCCTCGCTCTCGCTCCTGCTCCTCTGCCGGCCGCATGAACGGGTGTGCCCGGTAGACGGCGGGTTCGCCGGTGCGCCAGTGGCGTGCGCTGCCGCCGAACTCCAGCAACTCCGGCACCGTCGGACTGCCCGACTTGAACAGCGTCGGGCCGACCACGACGCTCTCGGCGGCGTCGTCGTAGCCGAAGAAGATCAGCTTCCGCAGCAGGCCAACGTGGGACGACGGCGGCTGCCCGGGTGCCGCAGACCGCTTGCGCGGCCTGATGGAACGCCGTGCCGTCGTGCGGACGAACGAACCCCACTTGGACAGGACGGTGCGCCTCGCAGCGTCCACCTTCGCCATGACGGCGGTACGGTCAAAGAACTGTTCGAACTTGATGTCCAGCATCAGCGCCCCCCTCTGCCCTTCTGCTTACAAGCCCGCTCCCACATCTTGCGGGCCACCTTCCAGTCAGACGCTTGTGCGTCCTCGCCCTGTTGCTGCTTCGGTTTGTGCTTCCTCGCCGCCATCGGGTTGAACGTGTCGAACGGCACCACCGGTGACTTCGGGTCCCGGTGGGCGTTGACGTTGTAGAAGTTCAACGCCGCCGTGTGCTGCCAGTCCGCCCGCTGCCTGCCGTCCAGCATCCACCACAGTTCACGCAACGTGTACGGGTCGGGGTTGACGCCTAAGACGCCTGCGACACGGTAGGTGGCAGCAAGTCCGCCACCGTCACCTTGTCCAGCGCCGCCAGTGCTTCCGCCGTCAGCCGCTCGGCTATCTCGTGGCTCTTCGCCATCTGCTTCCGGAGAATCGCTCTGCGGCCCGAGGGGAAAAAATCCGCCACCTCTTCCGAGAGTGCGTTTGCGGCGTCCTCAATTGCGTCACCCACGAGCGACCTGCCGAAGTCCTCGTCCGTCATCTTGCGCGCCTCACACTGCCCTTTGCAGAGTACGTAGAGCACGTCCACGAGGAGGCACGGATCACCAAAGACCCGTTCTGCCTCGGACTGGTGCAGGTCGAAAATGTTGACCGTAGTCAGTTCCCTCACCTGCTTTGCGGTGCCGACGTTGACGACAATGTCCCACGTCCGCTTTTCACTGTCCTTAAACTGTTTCATCGTTCCCCTTTCGTGGTTAGGTGCCCGAGACGTGCCAGTCGTTGTAGGAGGACGCCGACAGTTCAACGTCCACCATGACGGCTTCGGGCAGCGCCTCGTTGCGGCTGAAGTTGGTCACGGCGAAGTTTCCGGCAGGCCCCTGAGATCCGACGGCGTCGTCCGCCCCGTCCAGAGCGGCGAAGAATACCTCGTCATTGCCCAACCACGCCGTGAGCAGGTCATCGAACGCCGGGTCGGACGGCTTCCAGACCATCTGAAACGTGATCGTGCCGTCCTTCAGGGTCGGCGCGCTCTGGACCCAACCGTTTCCGGCCCGGGTGCTGATGTCGGCCTTCGCCGTGGAGAAGTTGAGCGACAGGTCCTTGATGTTGGACACTTCCGTTGCGCCGCTCAATGCGGTCGTGTAGTCGGTGCTGACCGCAGCAGTCGAGTTGATGTAGGCTTTGCAGTCCTTGGACAAGACGAAATTAGGCATGGTTTACCCCTTGTGGAAATGGCTACCGGTGTAGCCGGTATTGCAGCGACATCACCGATACGAAAACGTGGTGCTCGCTCAACTGTCCCGGGTCGTAGAGCGGGTCATTACTGATCCCCACCAGCACGGCGTCCGGGTAAATCGATAGTCTCTTATTCGTTCGCAGCAGGTCGATCACCTCTTGCGTGAACGACACCAAGTCGTCCACTTCGGCAACATCGACTTGACCCGGGCTCGCCGGGTCCGTGTCCACCGCCTTGTAGACGGCGACCTTGATCTGATAGGTGTGTGCGTCGCTGGACCGGTCGCCGTCCGTGATCGTCTGCGCCAGACCGAGAACGTAGACGTGTAGGCCGGTGGCCTTCGCACGGTCGTAGAGGGGCAGGTAGACCCGCTGGACCGTCGGCGAGTGGTACAGGGTCGCTCCCTCGATCTCGGCCACGACGGCGTCCGTGATTTCGGTGACGACGGCCGCCATTAGAGTGCCACCACTTGCTTGAGCTTCGTGTGGACCCGCAGTGCGGTGCCGCCGTGGTCGCAGTAGCGCCATACCTGCTCGCCGCCGCCCGGACTGAGCACGTCGTAGACCCTGACCTCGCCGCCCACCGTCTCCCTGATCTCGTCGCCCCTCTGCGGCTGGACCGGCTCGCCGCCGAGGCGCAGGTCACAGGTGCGGAAGATGTAGTCACGGCTGCGGTAGTCGTGGGCCACGTCGAAGCCTTCGTCCACGCCGAAGTCGGTGCGGCCGGACACCGCCCGTGTCCTCACCCACTCGTCCCCACGCTGGTAGGTCACGTCCACGCCCGCCGAACAGGTCAGCGTTGCGTAGGCTTTTGAAATTGCTCTGGTGAACGGATTCACTGTCTCCCCCCAAAACAGACAGGTCGCCGCCTTTGGGGACGGCGACCTGTCGCTTTACGTCGGCGTTGGTGCTCACTGATTAGGCGAGCAAAGTTTCGGTGCTCACGATGTTGTCGGTGACGACAATCGGGATGTTGAAGGCGTCAATCGGGAACGGCGCTGGCGCGCCGGTCGCATTCGTCGCCGTGCGGGATCGCTGAAGCTGGCTTAGGCTCCGGCTGTTGCAGACGATCATGGTGGCCGGGGCGTCGCTCGGGAACTTCTCAAGCGCCTGGGCGATCAGTGCGTCCGTCAGCCCCTTGCCGCTGTCGGCGGTCAGGTTGGCGACGCGGACGACGGACTTGCTGCCGCCAAGCTGTAGACCCATGTGGCCGACGATGGGCACACGATAAACGTCCAAGCGGCCGGTGGTGCTGCCCGCCATCACGGTCTGGTAGTACGGCTCGATGGTCAGTTGACCCTCTTTGACGACCACTGCAACGTCCGTCAGGGCGTCCACGGAGCGGATGACCCAGCAGGACGAACCCGTTCCGGCAGTAGTGCCGCCGGCGTTCACGACCTGCGTGTCACTCAGGCCGTTGAGGCCCGAGTCGTTCGCCATGCCGCTGAAGCCAGACGAGGAGCCGGGCGTGCCCGTCCCGTAAAACGCCTGCGTCTCGGCGACCGCCAGCGCCTTTCGGATGTGCCGCTGTGCCTCACGGGCCAAGAACCCCTCCACGCCGCCCTTGTAGGCTCGGGCGATGGCCACGTCTTCGACGAAACCGGCGTCCAGAATCTTCAGGTCGATGCTGACTTCGGTGTCGGCGCTGATGCTGTTCTCGACGCCGTCGTTAACGCCCCGGAACCCGACGGTCGGTGCCGTCGAATACTTAAGGTAAATGTGCTTGGTGCCGTTGCTGCTTTCGGTAGCAGCCATGCGGGCCAACGCCGGTGCGCTGGTGAAGATGTCGGCCGCGCCGACATCGAGTGCGTTCAGGTTGTTCAGCTTCAAAAGCTGGGTCAACCCGGTGAATCCATCTGCCATTTCACAAACTCCCCCCTGCCCCTAAGTCCCCCTTAGCTGGCCGGTGTGTATGATGCCTCTGTATTACTTGGTGCGGATCAGGCTCGTCAGCGTCGGCTTGCCCGCCTCTCGGCTGACTCCGTCGCTGAAGCTGATCGGCTTGTCTGCGCCACGACTCATCGCAGCCAGACGGGTTTTCATTTGGTCGTTGTCCGCCTTGAGCGACTTCACGTATTCGCTCGTGGCCTGGGACATCGTGAGACCCTTGGCGTAGTAGTCCGCAGCCCTGTCGCCACCGAACTCGGTGACGAACTGCTTGAACTCCGCACGGGGGTCTACCGCTTCGACGGCCTTCAGCGCCCGGTCAACGATCTGGTCGTACGCCCCCACCGAGAGGGACTGCTTGCCGTCGCTGGCGGTGTGGACGAACTCGTGGACGGGTTCGTCGTTCTTCTCGGCCTCTGCGGGCTTCTCGGCTTCGACGGTCGCTGTGACCTCTGCCGGAATCGATTCGTTAGCGGATAACCAGGTTGCCTCTGCCTCTGCGGTGGCGACAGCTTCGGGCTGCTCCACGGCGTCGACGGCTTCGACGGCTGCCACCTGCGTTTCTTCGTTGGTCTGATCCATTTGCGTGTCTCCCCTCTGCTGTTTCGAGAATCGGTACAGGAATCCTCTTTCGCCCTTGTGGTTTTTCTCGGCGCTCATCTGCAACTCGCTGGACGTGTTGCCGTCCTGGCCGAACTTGCAGATCGCCACGGCCTTCAGCGTCCACTCCCGCACGATGGTGAGCGGCCCGTGGAACTCACGGCCGTTGACGGTGGCCGTGTAGCCCTCGTCCACGTATTCGAGCAGGCAGTCGTCACCGAACTCGATGGACGCCTCGTAGGGCACGCCGGCGTCCAACTTCTGGACAAGCTCGATGGCCTCGGCCCCCACCGGCACCACAGCGCCCGAGCAAACGAGGTCGCCGGTGCCGGTCTCAAACTTGTTCAGGTAGCCGATGCTGTCGTGGGGATTGTGTGCGTAGTCCAGCGGGATCTTCGACTTCACCCGCATGCCTGCGAAGTCGTGAACCGTCGGCCCCCAGAACAGTTGGGCCACGTCGCCGGTCCTGGCCACGAGCGTGACCTTGGCGGACCTGGCGCTGTCGCCGTTGCTCGTCAGTGTGAGTGCGGCGGACATCCGCATGCCCGCCGGTTTGATCATGGTCTGTGTCATTTATTGCCCCCTCGATCCGATCGCTTCGATGACCAACTCGGCGACCCGCTCTGCGAGCGCCGACTGATCCGCCGGCGGCGCTGCCGCCGGTGCTGCGGTGCTGGCGTCAACGGACGACAGCCCCAATTTCGTGATGTAGTCCTGTTCCGCCTTGCGCTGGTCCATGATGGTGAACCAGTCCAACCCCTGTTCCTTCGCAAGCTGCTGGTGGCTGGCGAGGTTGTTGGCCAGCAGCGTGGCGTTGGCGTTCGCCTCACGCTGGGGGTCGATCCAAGGCAACGCCTGCGGGATCCACTCCCACTTCACGTCGTCCAGCGTCCAGCCTGCGGGCAACTCCAGTTCGCCGTCCACGATGAACAGCCGCAGACGCCACGCCGTCAGGTTGTTGAGAAGCTGGCGGACGCCCTTCCGCTTCCGCTCGCAAAGCTGCTCGTAGAGGTTGAGCGCCTGCCGAGCGCCCGAGTAGTTCGTGTAGTTCTCGGCGAAGAACGAGTAAGGGATGTCCAGCGCCTTCAGGCCGATCTGGATGCCGGTCTCCAGGAACGCCTGGAACTCATTGGACGGCGTCTTGCTCTCCAGGAAGTCCGCCTCGTCGCCCGGTGCCAGTTGCAACGTCTGCGGCCCCGTCCCGAAATCGAACGTGTACCCCTCGCCCGCTTCCGCCTCGTCAACGTCACCGGCAAGGGTCATCTTCAGGGCGAACAACTGGGACAGCTTGGCCTTGGCCAGTGCGTACTCCCTGCTCTCGTACAGGTCGCAGAACGTCGTGATGGCGGACGCCAGAGGCGACACGCCACGGACGGCGTCGGCACGGTCGAAGTAGGCGAGTTGGTGGACGTGTCGGGCCGGTAGCACGTCCCGCAGGACGAACGAGTTGCCCTCTCGGTCGCAGACGGCGTAGCGCTTCGGCGCGCCGTCCTCGTCCACTTCGACGCCGTGGACGAACTTGCCGGCGTCGATCTTGCCCTCGTAGTTGCCGAGATGGGTGGGCGTGCGGACCCGGTCGCCCTCGATCAACTGGACCTGCCCGTTGCGGAGCGTCAGGAAGAAGCAGTCGCCGTCGGACGTGCGTAGCGTCTCGGCCAGGTGCGTAAGCTCTTGCAGCGAGTGCCGCCCGGCTACGTCCACGTTCTGCGCCCTCGACCACCAATCCATCAGGCTTTCGATCCGGCGGTCAAGCTCCGCATTGCCGGAACGGCATTGGAAGTTGAACGTGGATACGAAGCAGACGTGCGTCCGCACGGCCCACGAGACCTCGGGCGCGTTGCGCCTCAGGTTGCGAGCCTCGGACACCAGCTTGTCACGGTTCTGCGGCGTGAGGATGTCGTCCTCAGACCTCAGGTTTGTGGTTCGCACCTTGCGCCGCTGCCGGTTGTTCACGGCCTCGTAGGCACCGCCGGTGTACTGCTGCATTTGGCGGTGCGATGACGCAGCGCCCATGAAGGTTTTCTTTGCCACCCCTCGTGCCCCCCTCAAAGCCCGCTCAAATCGAACCCACGCCAGAGCGGACGCCTGCCGCCCGCCTTGGTCGCTTCACGCCGCCAATACTCCAGCGTCTTGATCATGGCGTCCTGGCTCTCGTAGGTCACGGTCTGACCGTCAACCGTGACGGATCGGACGCCGATGTTTTCAGAGAGAGCCTGCTCCAGCAGGTGCACCATCTCTTTCGCTTTACTTGTTCCCATCTATCCCCCTTCGGAATCCGCCGGGCTTAATCCTTCCAGACGTAGGTTTTTGTGACGGCGATCTGCCCGCAGTCCTCGCAGGCGACACGCTCACGCATGATCGCCGTGTACTCCCGGCCGTCGTCGGACACGCCGGCGTATTCCGTCGTCGGCAACTCGCCGACGTAGCCGCTGCGGTCGCAGCCGCACACGAGGCAGGCGAACGCCCGCCGATCCTCTGCCGCCGGTGCCGTGGTCGGCCCCTGCTCTGCCATCATGGTCGTCTTCGGCTTCGCCCTCGGTCTCGATGTCCTCTTTGCCATTCGATCCTCTCCCTTAGTAGGTAACGTTTAGTTTCTTTCGCTTTCGGTTGATCTGTCCGGTGGCCTTCTGGTGGCCGAGAAACAGGATGCCCTGTTCGCTCGCCGCCACGGCACACCCCACGAGGCAGTCCAGCCAGTGGTTCTCACGGTTGGGCCTCAGCTTCCACTCGTTGACGACCCGGCCCGACGCCTTGTCCTCGATGGCGACCGGGTACTCGGCGCTGACGTGCTCGGAGATCAGCCGGTGTTGCGTCGGGTTGCCCTTGAACAGCGTCAGGTTGCCTTGCACGCCCGGTGCCGTCAGCAGCCGCTCGGCCAGGAACGACTTCCAGCCGTTCGTGTCGTACTGCAACTCACGGGCGGCAACCTTGTGCCGCCAGTTCCATCCGGTCCTGACGCCGGGTTCTTCTCGGTATTCGTTGAACGGCTTCTTCTCGGCGCTGATGCCGAACCCCTTTGACGGCAGGATGAGTGCGGTATACGCCGACTCCCGGACGAACTGTTTGACCACGTCGCTCCCGTACCCCGAGTCGATCACGAGGCGGTCAATCGTCTTGTCGCGGTCCGTCTCGGTCTGCCACCGCCGTGACAGCAGTGACGTGGTCAGTGCTTTTAGGGCGGCGTATAGCTGCCCCTCGGACTGCACGCCCCTGAGTTCCTTCAGGTCGGCGAACGTCTTGTCCAGACTGTTGATCGTGAAGTAGGACTTCGCCTGCTCCGGGTAGACGCCGTAATCCACCACGTGACCGCCGAAGTTCTTATCCCACCCGCAGACGCCGTAGAACAGGCACTTGCCTTGCACGTCGATGAACGCCGTGAGTTTGACGGCGTCCTTTTGGACGACGCCACGGGCGAGGTTGGGTAGCACCTTGGACGCCACGAGATCCGGCGTGACGTTCAGCAGCGCCATGGCGTCGGCCGTGATCGGCTCGTTCTGGTACTCGGCTGCGAAGCTCGCCGGGTCCCGCAGCTTCAGGTTGACGGCGTGTTGGACGGCGCTGGCCTCGTTCTTGTTGTACCGTGCCGGCCACGAGGCTTCGGCACCGGCGTCCATGGCGTCACGGTTGGCCAGATAGAACGCCGTGGCGTCGGCCAGGTCCCGCCCCTCACGCATGCCGTTCGCCCGGTGCTCGGCGTACTGCTCCCACAGCTTCAGGTTCGTCGGCTCGGACTTCAGCAGCTTGATCCGCTCGCCCTGCCACTCCGGGTGCGTCTTGCGGTTCAAGACCTGATCGGCCATGTCCCCCCTGGCAATCACCGTGACCGGCATGACGCCTGCGATGGTCTTTCCGGGTCCGGCCAAGCCGAGAATGGCACCGTTGACCATGTTTAGCCTGTCGCCCACCTGCTTGGCCGAGCGTGCCGACTCGTCGGTCTGCGGATCGTCGATCAGGACGAAGTCCGGGCGGATCGTTGCGCCGTCACTCTGACGCTTCGCACTCATGCCACGAATGCGGCCGGTAATGCCTGCGACCTTGACCCGGGCACCGGACGAAACAGACCCCTTCACCGTCGGCAAGACCAACTCCTTGGCCGTCCAGCCGATCATGGTGCGCTCGCCGTCGAGAAGCTGTCCGGCCGCACGGAGCGTGATCCCTTCCAGCTTCGAAATCGGGTGGCAGACCTCGGGGAAGTCCTCGGCCAGCAGCGGGTTGCTCTCGAAGTCGGCCTTGACGTGGTCCAGCAGGTCGCACGCTGCGTCCTCGCTGGCACCGATCAGGACGACGAACGAACGGTGGCCGTAGAGCAGCGCCCACTCTGCGGCGCAGATGGCGAGCGAGGTTTTGCCGCTGCCTCGGGGCATGGCGACGGCGAACAGCCCGCCCTTGAGCGTGGCGTCCTCAATTAGCTGGATGACCCGCAGGTGATCCGCCGACCATTCGAGGCAGAACACGTTGCGGAAGTAGGTTTCGCAGAACCGACGAAAGTCCCGGCGGCAGGACTCTCGCCGCTCCGGATTCGACGCCTTCGGCAAGGGCGCGACGTCTCTGCCCAACTGAGACCGCTGCTTCTGGATCTCGTTGATTTGGTTGCTTCGTTGTCGGTAGCTCTGCGCCATGCAGATCAGTTCAGCGCTGCCCTGTCCGCCTCCTTTGCCATTTTTCTTGGACGCTATTCCACCGCCCGGTAGACTCCGGTTATGCCGCGAACGCAAAGAACACCCGCACGCTCGGGCGAGTCCACCAATCCGCCGCCGCCGTCACGGACGCTGGCCAAGGCGGTCGCTGGCGTGATGTCGGTTTCCAGTGCTGCGGCGACCATCTACGGCCTGTACACGGATAAACGAATCGCCGTCCTTGCCTTCTTGGGCATGACGTTCGCCGTCGTCCTCTTGCTCATAATCCAGCGAGCGATCAGGGAGGTAGGGAAGGCTGAGGCGCAGTTCTACGACTGGCTCGTGAAGGCCGTGGTCGTCTTTGTCGTGGTGTACTTCATGTTGCTGTCCGGCTTCCTCTTCCCAGGGCTGGTCAGATGGCTGAGTGGTGCGCAGATTGCGCAGCACTTATCAACCGGAAGTCAGCCGACACCTGATCGCCAAGATGTCCCGCTAGCGCCGTCACCGCCTTCTCCCTCTACTACCCAATTCACTGTTAACCACCCCATGTGGTGGCTGCGGAGGGCCGACGAGTTGCCGGTCAACCCTGAAGACCTTTCACTGGAACTCCTTAATGCACTCGACTCCCGCCTCACACGCATCATTTTTCTGTTTCTCGAACGGGCTGACGAAGCCTCGGCACGATTCGTCTGGGAACGTAGGAAAATTCGCAGAGCTTTGCTCGACGCTGAAGAGGAAGGACAGGAGTCGGATTGGGAGAGCTTGCTTGCGGCCGGCCGGATTCGGAGCAGTGCCGCACGACTCGCACTCGATGGCGACTGGAAGCAACTGGCGAAGTTATGGGCCGGGACTCCTCTCGACAAGCGCAAGTGGGCACAGGAGGGTATGGCCTTCGGCCTATGGAAAGGCTTGAAGAGTATGCAGCTTCAGTTCCGCGACGCCGAAAATGCTGCAAGAGAGTATAAGCTGATTGACCAAATCTATTACGAGGAAGCCGCAGCCGGAGAGGCGACCAGATTGGCAAAGGCAGGAGATTTCGCTAACGCCAGGCGGATCGCCGTGGACTCGGGCAGCTTCAAAGTATCGGCGATCAAGACAATAGCGGAGGCGCAGTATGCCAGGGGGGACAAAGAGGCGGCGGTGCAACTACTAGAACTCGTACCCGAGGAAAGCCGATCTTGGGCGTTCTTGAAGCTAGCAGAGTATGCCGCTCGTTCGGGCGATTCAGAGCTAACGAGACGGTTGGTTAACGAGGCGGGTCCTGTGGGCAAGACCGAGACGGCACTGCTCGTGGCCGTGCAGGGACTAGGAGGCGATGGTGCTGGTGCTCGTGCGAAAGCAGAACGACTGCCGACCGATCGGTCGCCGGATACGCCATGGGCATCTATTGGCTCGCTTGGACAGAGAGCGCAGGCGTTTCATAGCATCGCCAGTACCATGGGAGATAGGGACGCCCTGAAGATGGCGGAATCACTTGACGATCTGGACAGTGCGTTCTCGGTCTGCGTGGCGATATTGGGAAGGAAGAACTCCCACGCTGAAGAAGCGATGACCCAAGCCACGAGGTTCATTCGCCGTATGCCGTGGGAACAACGATCGTTGCCTTGGCAACTGCTATCCCAGAAGCAACTTGAAGCAGGCGACTTCTCGCGGGCTCGTCGCAGCGCGGCTAACGTAGCAACGTTTTCGGAATGGGCTTATGGTGAGATTGCGTCGGCCGAGGTCAAGAGCGGCGATCTTCAGAGCGTCGTAGAGTGGGTAGGCAGAATCGATAGCATTACCGTCCGTCTGTACACGTACGTGACGGTAGCCAGAACACTGTTGGCGACGGATTAGGCTGCTAATTCACTACGGTTGCCCGGCAGTTCCCTTCGGCCTCGACACCCGAAGCCGCCGGACAGGACCCAAGGCATCCTGAAGGCCCGTCGGGCCGCTCGCCCGTCGCCCCCTCAGGCCGATCCCCCCGCTCGCCCCTTACCTGCTGACCAACCGACGTGCGACCACGAGCGTGCTGCCTGATGTCGTCGTGATGGTCAGTCTGACCTCGTACGTCTGGTCTGGCTCCGGGGTGGCGAGGCTGTAGGCCACGTTGTAGCCCTGGCTGTCTTCCGTCCACCGTGAGTCCTGCTGAAGCTCGGCGAACACGACCTCCGCAACGTCGGGCGTGTCGGCGTACTCGTCGTCTGCAATCTCAGCGCCGGACAGATCGACGTTGACCCTGTCGCCCTCGGTCATGTCGTAAAGGTTGACGTAGACCACGTCCACGGCGTCCGGGTCAATCAGAGCGTCGGCCTCGTCAACCACTTGGGCGAGCATGACGACGGTGTTGCCTGCGACGACGTAGGACGTAGGTATTTCTTTTGCGCTGCATTTCATAGCGTACCCCCATCAATAGCTGAAACTCTGGTGCCTGCTGCGAACAAGCCCTCACGCCGAGACCCGGCGGCGAACAGGTCCGCACACTGAGGCCCTGCTGCGTACAAGGCCGTGGCCTCCACCCGATACCGCTTCGTGGACGGGTCGATGACCAGCCTGTCCCACTGGCTCACGCTCATGCCCGCCCACTCGGCCACGGTCAACGTGGACCAGTCGAGCCTGGGTCCAGCCGGTTCCGCCATCATGGCGAACGGCGGCACGAGGGTCAGCAGGTTTAAGATCGTAAGTGCCATACTCGTCCTCTTCGCCCGGCTCGGCGGTTGATCCTCTTTGCGTCAGTTTAGAAGGCGACGGCGATTGCGCCGCTGCCCCCCGTTGTTCCCGACGCCGTCACGCTCGTGGCCGAACTGGCCGACGACTCGCCGCCCGAGTTGGTGGCGGTGACGGTGTACGAATAACTGCCCGCCGCAACCGAGTCCGTGTAGGTGGCGCTTGAGGGCGTGCCGATCTGGACGGCGTCCCGGTAGACCTTGTACCCGGTAGCGCCCGTGACCGTGCCCCACGTCAGGACGACGCTGTACAGCCGGGACGGTGCCGACGGCGCTGCGGGCGGCAGTACCACGGTCGAGTTGTTCGTCACCGCCTGCCCACTAAACGTCGCCATGGCGTTGCCTGCCGCATCCTCGACAGCCGTGCCGGTGTAGCCGAGCGTGACGGTCTCGGATTGCAGGACGGCCGGGCTGACGGCCATCGTCCACGTCGTGCCGGCCCCGCTGGCCGACGACAAGCTGTGGCTGTCGCTGAGCGTGTAATCCGCTGCGGAGACGCCGGTGACGGATTCGGAGTGGACGACGGTCAGCGTCGTGCCCAAATTGTTGATCGTGGGGCTGGTCGGCGTGGGTGCGGTCGTGTCGCTGGCTCCGACGTTATCCCGCAACGCCTCCGAAACCATGATGGCGATCTGCATCTGGCCGTGATCGTTCAGGTGGATTTTGTCGGCGCTGTACCAAGTGGTGGTGCCGGACCCGCCGCCGCCGGGCGTGAACCGGGCGTCCAGTGCCGGGTCGATGAGGATGTCATACCACCCCTCGCCCGATGCGTTCCGCAAGCTGGTGTTGTACGAGGCCGCTGCGGTAGACCATCCTGCCACGAGGCCGCTTTCGCTGCGGTCGATGACGGTCAGGACGGCGATCTTGGTGGACGGGTGCGCCGCCTTGCGTGCCTGACAGTAGCTCTTGAAGTTGTTGTAGGCGGTCGTGGCCGACGTGCCGCCCGCCAGTTCGTTCGTCCCCTCCCAAGCCACGATCCAGTTCACGTCTTTCGAGGCATCGTACCTTGCGTCCACGTCGGTCGTGGCGTCGCTGCTCATGTTCGTCGTGGTCTGGCCGCTGACGCCGACGTTGACGCCGGTCCAGTCCGGCCCGAGGAAGTCCAAACACTGTGCGGGATACTGCCACTTGCTTTGCGAAGCGCCCGCACCGGCGGTCAGGCTGTTGCCGTCGAACACGACGTAACGGGTCAACCCGTCACGGGACGGGATGGTGAACGTGGACCAGTCGTCAACGGTCTCACCGGCCCCGAGCGGTGCCGCCGCCTGGACGCCCGCCACCTGCATGTTGGCCGTCGTGTCCGTGTAGGCGTAGCTGTCGAGCAGCGTGGTGCCGGCCGAGTCGTAGACCTTGACGGTGACGGTCGTCTTGTTGCCGCTGGATGTCTTGATTGCGTAGTGCTTCAGGACGTAGGTGCCGTCGCTGAAGCTCCTGGCCGACTGCATGAACTGCGTGCCCGCCGCCGACCCGGCCGCCGCCGTGGCGGTGCCGCTCTGGCCGACGGTGCAATAAATGGTTCCCTGAACCCACGCCCAATAGCCGTGGTCGGACGCTGCCGTGAGGCGGATCTTGTTGACGGCCGTGGTGCCGCCGGTTCGGAGCAGCGTGCAAGTCGCACCACCGTCCAGCACCGCTTCGCCGCTCGGGCGCTCTAGGTCGTTGAACTGGAAGTTGCCGTTCTCGCACTGCGCCTTCTGCGACACGATGTGCCAAGTACTGCCAACCCGGTCGATCCAGTTGTTGCCCACGGCCGTCGTGTTCGCCGCCGCACCCACTGCCGTGTTGCTGCGGGTGAAGGAGTCTGTGAATGTGACTGTCTCTACTGGCATTGCTTTCCCCTATTAGGCTGGCATCAGCTTCAGTTCGATCCTGATCTTGGTGAACGACGTGACGCTGCCGACTTTGATTCGTAGATAGTTCCCCGCCACCAGCGGTGCGGACGCCGTCCCGGCGGTCCAGCCGGTGGTGGTCGTTGACGTGTTGCTCGTGGCGCTGGTGACGGTGGGTGCGGTGCCCGATCCGACGATGCTGGCCCACGTCCCGGCCATGCGGTTCGCAAGCGTGGCCTGTTCGAGCGTCACGGCCACGCTGCCGCTGGTGCCGTCCAAGCTCAGGATGCGCCACTCCGCTACTTTGGAGTTGAACGGGATCTGAAAGTCCGCTTCCGTGTTGACAGCGATTACCGATCCGCCGCCGTCGAACAGCGCCCCCTTGACCTGCGGCTGGTCGCCGGTGTTCGTCCCGCTCACGTTCGATGCGGTGACGGTGCCCGTGACGCTGACGTTGCCGTTGACCTGAAGCTTTGCGCCGGTGCCGTCGTTCGCCGTAGCGCCGATCAGCAACCGGCCAGCCGAGTCGAACCGGCCGATGTCCACGCCCGCTGCGGCGAAACCGATGCAGTCGGCGTCGGGCCGCCAGAGACCCGTGGTCGGGCTGGCGTTCCAACGGATCGACGGATTGCTTGCGGACCCGTTTGACCCGTACAAGCTGCCGCTCATTGTCAGGTTGCTGGAGCAGGTGACGGCTCCGGCGAACGTCGCACGGCCCGCACTCAGCAGGCCGCCGCTGCCCACCCGGAACTGGTAGTAGTCGTTGACCGCACCGCCGGTCGTCCCGCTGAACGTGATCGTGACGCCGTCCTCAAGCGTCTGCGCGCCGCCGGTGATCGCAACGCCCGTCGCCACGGTCGTGCCGAACGCACCGAGGGCGGGCGGCTGGCCACGGCCCCACGAGAACGTGTTGGGCGAACCGGTCGCCGTGATCTGGACCCAAAATACCTTCGTGGCGTCCACGCCGGTGTAGTTCGTGACGTTCGGCGTCAGGTTGAGCGTGCCGGTCTTCACGGCGTAAACCGTGGACATGTGCTGTTGGTCGGCGGTCAGTGACGACCCGGTCGTGCCGTCGCCCGCCGAGTACCACGGGCCGGTGGACAGGTAGACGTTGCCGATCACGTCGATGCGGTTGCCGATCAGTCGTGAGCGGACGTTCGACAGCCTCAGCGGCTCCCAAACGCCACCGCCGCCGGCGTAGTCCTGGAAGACCCAGTTGAACAGGTCGCCGCTGCCGTCCGGGTTGTCGGACATGAAGAACGACCAGCGGGTGTTGTCGGCCGTCGCCTCCGTCACACGGATTTGGGCGGTGTCGCTCGTCTTGAGGAAGCGGATCAAACTGGACGTGCCGACGCCCGGGTTGGCCAAGTCGAGTTGGTTGGCGGTCAGCGTCGTCGTGGACTTGATGCCGCCGTTGACCTGTAGCTTTGCGCCGCTCGCATCGTCGGACGTGGTGCCGACGCCGACCACGCCGCCGCCCGACGCAAGGTAGACGTTCGCCACGGTGCCGGTGGCGTCGGCCCTCAGGTACTCCCGCCCCACCGTGTCGTAGACGTTGTGGGTGATGCGGGCCTTGCGGCTCGCATCGGTGTTGTCGATCCACGCCGTCTGGTGGGCTGCGGCCGTCCGGTTGTTCGCCGTGGCGCTGTGAAGCCGCTGGATGAAGTCGCCGTTGCTCGTGATGCCGCCGTTGCTGGCCGACAGCGTGAACAAGTTCACGTCCGAACTGTTGTAGAGGGCGAAAGCGGCGCTCGGCCCGCTGGTCGATGGCAACTTCATCGCTATGCCGCAGTCCGTATCCGTGGACATGGGCCTGATCGTGAAAGATGAGTTTCCGAAGTTGGCCGTGTTGCCGAGTACAACTCGTCCGTCCATGTTGAACGAGAAGAAATCGGTGTTGGCTGCGTTCCGGATGACGATCTTGTCGGTGGAGGCGCTGCCGCCACCGTGCTTCAGATACTTCGTTCCGGTGTTGATGTACTCAAGGGTGGTGCCGAGTTGGACCAGACCCTCGAACCGGTTGGCATCGTTAGTGCCGGTCTGCCAGACACCACGGCCGTTCGTCACGCCCGTGATCGTCTGCGGATCGATGTACAAACCGTAGGATGTCGTGATAGTCCCGGTGTTCGTCAGCGTCGGTGACATGGCCCGGAACACCATCGCTCCGGTGACGAGGCCCGTTCCTCGGTGGATGTTGCCGCCCCTGACACCGACCAGCGCCGACGTGGACGTGTAGTTGGATGCGTTTCCGTTGAGCGTGCCGCCTTGGCCGTCCAAACCTGCGAAGCTCGCCGCAGATGCGGAGGTCGCTCCGGCCACGGTTTGGCCCGCCAGCGTGGCGACGGTCGTGGAGGCTGTTTCGGTCGTGTGGTACTGAGATCCCGCCCGGTATCCCGTGACCTGTGACGGTGCGGTGTTGAAGTAGATCGTTCCGTCCGACTGGATCCTCATCCGCTCGCCCCACCCGCTCGCCCCTCGGGTGTGGAACAACATGTGACCGTAGTTGTTCGTCCGGTCGTGGTAGATCGTCCCGATGCCGGTCGTGGGCGTGCCGCCGTTGGTCGCTATTCCGAACTGGAGGCTGGAGTAGTTGTTGGCCGTGGCGTTGTTGTTGACGATGGCCAGTTGGGGGAAGACGCTGCCGTAGGACGTGTTGGCGCTGTCGGCACGCACGATCAGTGCCGGGCGGGTCGCTACGGAGTCGTTGTTCGTCCCGACCGAGTTGGCCGTGAGCGTGTCGGTCGCTTTGTTGTAGGTCAGGCCCGAGTCGCCGCCGAAGCTGCCGCCGTCGTTGAACTGGACCTGCGTGTCCGCACCGCTCGGCGAAGCGCTGCCACCCGCAACCGTCGCCCACGTCCCGTCCCCTCTCAGGTAGGTCGTGCCGCTGGCCGTGCCGGTGCCGAGCCTGGCCGGTGATACCGTGCCGGTGGTGAGGTTGCTGGCGTTCAGGTTCGTCAGTCCGCTGCCGCCGCCTTCGAACTGGCTTGCGGAAATGGTTCCTGCCCCACTTATGCTGCCCGTTTGAAGGGTCAGGTTTTGCTCAAGCGACAGGCTGAACAAACCGGCCGCAAACGTTCCGTCCGTCAACGAGTCGGACAGGACAAGGTCGGCAGGACTGATCCCTGAGTCGATGTAATTGCCGCTCTGGTCGGCGTCGATTTTGGCTAGGTTGCCGTCCACGAAAACGGTGGGCCGGTCGGCCTTGTCGTTGACGGCGGACTGGTCGGCCTTCTCGCCGATGGCGGTCTGGAGTGCGGCGTCCTTCGCAACGAGAGCTTTGAAGTTGTCGTTGAGGGCCTGGCCGCCTGCCGACAGAGGCTCGGGCGTTACGATGTAGACGCCGGACGTTGAAAGCTGGGTTAGTTCGGCCAAAGTAGAATCCCCTTAATTGATTGCGTTCTCTGTTAGTTCCGTCTGCTCTGCGGCAATCCTCTTTTGACGACGGTCAACCTGCCGGTGGTGGTGCGTTATTCTTGGTATTCGGCACGGGCCGTCCGCAGACGGCTTTGTCCCCCTCCCACCGGCAGGCTGATCGTCAGTCGTTCCCCTTCCTCATGCCCTTCGCTGGCTTGATGCCAGTCTCGATGATTCCTGTTTCCCTCACTTCGTACTCAACGAACTCGTGATCCGCCGGGTCCAGCTTTGCGTTGTGGAACGCCAACTTGGCCCTCGGGAACGTGTCGTAAAACTTTCCATTTCTGCTGTGTGAGACCTGCCACTCGGGAGACCAGAAATACAGGCCATCCGATTTGCGTCTGATTTTGAAATACGTCTCGGTCATTCGTTCCCTCTTAGTTGCAACCCATATGGGTCGCCCTATTTCTCTTCGACATTATTTTTCAAAACCAACAGGGGTACGAAATGAAAACACCGCAGCGGCACACACCGCTGCGGCAAGAGAACATGTTCTGCCAACCTATGAACGTCAGCGGAACCCTAACGAGATAACGCTTAACTATTCGCTCGCCGCTCGGCAGTTCCTCCCTCGTGGCGCTGGTGGCCGTTCCCGTTCGATCTAACGAACGATCACCCCTCGGGACGGGTCAGAGTAGCCCAAATGAGTTTTGATGCCTCCCAACGGCAAAGGCGGCGGGCCTCAGCTTCCCCCAATCCCAACGCAGTCAAAGTTTCGATCTGCCGCTCGGTCGCTGGCAGAGGAACGCCGTGGAATTGGTGTGCCTGTTGATGATGACGGTGGCAGAGGTAGATCAGGTCGGCGTCGGCCTCTTGTCCCACTCTGGCATAGGTGACGTGGTGGAGTGCGATGTCTCTGGCGGTCCCGCAGGCAGTACAGACTCGGTCATGGTTCTTTTCGTACTGGCTGCGCCTCTTGATCCAAACGTCTCAACAGAGGTAGTCGGCGTAGGAATTGAATCCCAACGCCTTCAATCGCTGATCTCTCGTGATGTACTCAATCGGGGCCATCCTGTTTCATTCAGGATGGTCTATGTAGTTCCCTCTTTGTTCGATTCTCACCGAAGGTGAGTGGTCCCGCCTCCCTCATCCCCATAGATCATTTTTCTTTATCATTCACATTGGTCTTTATCTTTAACATGGGGGGGGGGGAAACGGTCTCGACGCCGTCAAGGTAGGCGTCCAACGCTGCCGGCAAGTGAAGTGCGTAGCTGGTGCATTCTCGTTTGAAGTGGTTCGGCTCCCTCGTGATCGTGGTGACGTTCAGGTCTTTCACGAGGATTGCCATTAGGCGTGTGAAGTGCTTAGGTTCAATCTTGCCGCCGAACAGGTCTTTGACCTGCGGCAACGGCTGTGCCGTCAGGCCGATGAACCGGTCTTTGGGCGAGTCCCCTTTTCGCTGTATGACGTTCAACCGGTGTAGGCCAAGGAATGCCGCCACCGTCCGCAGCGTGATCTTCCGCTCCTTGTGCTTCACCAGATAGGCGTTGTCATTCACAAGGTTGGCGTCGGTCAGTCGTGACCGGACGTATGCCTCTAACGCTGGTAGCCATTTCTGGATGGTCGCAAGTTCGTCCTCGGGCGCTCGCATGGCTGCGGCTCGCCGCTCGGATTGCTCCACCGGCACAAGATCAGGTCCGAAAGTGGGAAGTGGTGGCGGTGGGGTCTGTGGTGCGGCTGTGGCCTCTGCCGGCGGGTCCTGCTCGCCGTCGTCTGGATGCTCGGCTTTGAACTGCTTACACGCTTGCCAGTAACACACGTTGGCGGCTGCGCCTGAATAGATTTCCTCGCCCCTACGCCAAACGTCCATCAGCAGCTTGTGGTTTACCTCGGTGGGGTCTAGTGCATCACGCTCGGCCAGCTTGTGCATCCGTCTGACGAACTCGGCAACGACGCCGTTACGGGCGGCCTGAAACCGTTCGAACTGATCTGCCGTTAGCTCTAACTCCTCTGCTCCCTCGTGGGTCTGTGTCTCCATTCATTCGCTCCAAAAAAAATGCCCTTGGCATTTGCGGTGCCAAGGGCGGGCGAATGAATGAATCACGTTGCACTTCTATTATCGGTTTTTTCGCTTCTTCCCAATCGGAAACCACGAAACTGATCTTCATTCGCTGCCGCCGGCCCGCAAAGCCGTTAGGGTTTCTTGTCGGATCTATTTTCAAAAACCATTAATTGCGCACGAGATTAATTCGGGTGGTGTACCCCTTCACTGTTCAAGGGTGTACACCTCGGCTCTAACGCCACGCTGGCGTTGCTACCAGCCGAACGGGGTGCGGGATGTTCCTGCATCGAGCGTCCATTTGTATATCATCACGTACAGGATGAGGATCACGGTGGGGATAAAGACCATAGAGGTCAGGCCAAAGCGCCCACCAAATCGTTTTCGCCGTACGTGATCCCATTGATTCATCAAATGGATTGTGCCAAGCCCCACAAACACTCCGGTTATGAGCGGCAAAAATCCTCGTAGGAGTCCCACTGTCCAGTCGTTGGTGCGGACAGCGCTGGAGGCGCGTTCCGGCTTCTGGTACGGAATTTCTATGACGGCTCGTTGCCCTTCGACAACGCCCTTAAGCCTTGGCTGCTGGTCCGCCGCACCAGCGTAGATCAACTGCACCACAGCACCGTCATTCGGCTCTAGGACGTGCCACGAAAGCCCCAAGATCCCTTGGGCCATGTCGCCCTCGCTATCGTCATGGAGGCGGAACCTGCAAACGTCACGGCTTGCGGTCTTTATCTTGGCGCTCAGTATGCGGACGCCCGGCGGCATAGTCAGCACCGCTCGCTCAAGCATGTCTGTCGCCCGAATGCTTTTCGTCCCTTCGTTCCAAATCGCCACTTGCACTGCGGTGACGGTGTTGGACTCGACCGGTTTGCCCCGGTGGAAGAATTTGAACTGGTCGTCGAAGTCCGGTCGCTGAAGCTCAGTCTTGATCGGGTGGACAGCGTACGTCAGGGCCGGGTACTGCTTCGACGCTTCGTACCCAAGGTAGCCGTAGATCAAACCGACGACGCCGAAAACCATGCTGATCCAAAACCCCCACCTCGTATAGCGGCGGTCTTTGGCCCGCTCGGCGGCTGTCTGCTGTTTCAGCTTTTGGAACTCGGGATCGCTCGGCAGAGTTACCTTGTTGACGGGTTCCGGTTCGGTCGATTCGGCCATGGGTTCGTGTCCTTCCTTGGCGTCCATCGTAACCGAACAATGTACGAACGTCATTATAAAATGGCGTCACGTTTCGATCCGGTGGTTACACCGTCGCCCCTAACGCCACGCTGGCGTTGTTCCTCCAGCCTGCCCCTCGCCTTCAACAGCAGGCCAATGACGGTGCTGGCCTCGGACTCGGTAAGGTGCTTCGCCACGTCGTGGCTGAACAGCCTGTAGATGGCCCAACGCTGACGGGCCGTTGACTTGCCTGCGATCTCGATGTCAGTGGTGGTGTCCATCCATTCCTTATCGACCGCAATTCAATCGTCGTCGTCGTCAGCAAACATGTCTTCAAAGGGTGAATGCATTATGATGAATGTGACTGCTAGGCATAAGCACCACAGGAATGCGTGTGGCGCGAATCCTGGAAGTGGAACTTTCTGATAGGCGACGATGCTATAACCGCAGACGAGAACGATCACGAACAGAATGAGACGTTGTTTTGAGCGCCGCTTCATGGTCGGTGATGTTAACTGACCCACGGAGAGCCTTCCCGCCTACCGCTTGTCTTGCTTGCTCCGCTTCCGTGCGTTCGCCATGCGGCGCAGTTCGTCCATGAGTGGCACCAGCTTCCGTTCCAGTGCAACCATCGGATGATTCGGGCCGATGCTGATCGCCTGACCGGGCGGGGGCATCATGGCCTGCCGCTGGTCGGACAGCGTGAAAAACTCCTGGATCTTCGGGTGGTCACGCAGCGCCCGGCGTCGGTTCGGCTCCCTCGCCTTCTCCGGAAACTTCCGATCCGGGTCCGGCAGGAACAGAATCCGCTTCTCGCCGTCCTGTTTGGGGGAAATGTCGATCTGCTCACCCGTCGGCGTGACCCAAATGGCGTGTAATTCTGCCTCGACCAGCGTGTACGCCCATTCCCAAATGATCCAGCCGATCAGGACCGATCCGCCGTTCGCCTTGACCATGTCGTTGACGTGGTTGATGCACTCATTGTATGCGCCGCTGACCGGCCTGACGTTGACGTAGTAAGGGGGCGGTTGGCTCCCTTGGATGGACTGGCACAACTCGATTATTTCGGGTGTGACTTTCGTTGGCGTGGTCGTGTCTCTCATAGGGTGCTTTTATACGTTTACTCGCCCCATAAAACAGGACGGCCCGGCAACATGCCGGGCCTTCACGCTGGCCCTCCTGCCCACCACGGCAGTCAGACCCGCAATCCTGTGGATGGGGTTGTGTCAGAACCGGATTTCCACGATCCGTCCGTCCTCGTAGAAGATGGTGCAAAGGCGCACCGACTTGGGGGGCAGGCCCACCACCTGGTTGTTTACAACAGTGCGCTGGCCGCTTGCGGTCGCCGTCCACGTCACCGTCTGGCCGGTGGCATCCACGGCAATCACCCGCTTCCTGAACGTCTCGTGTTTCGCCTTCGGGATGGCGTCAAAGACGGCGTTGGCCGCTGCCTCGGTCATGCCAACTTTCAGATGCTCCCGCCAGTTCGTCGCCGTGACCTCCACCTTGGGCTTGGCCCCCGTCGTGGCGGTGCCTGACAGTTGCTTCCGAAGCTCGGCGATCTCGGCCCGTAGGGCGGCATTCTCCCGCCGCAGTTCTGCGACCTCTGCGGCCGGTGACGTTGCGGCGGGCCTCGTGGCCGTTGTCGGCCCCTCGCCGAACGCTGCCACGGATGCCAGAACGGAAACGACAGCGACGGCGACGGCTGCAATGACTCGCATAACTCTGACCTTTCGTGCGCCACAATTGGCGGGCGGGACTGGATAGATTCTGCGCCAGAAATGCAACTGTTTTCTCAGGTCGGCATCAATCGGCCGGTAGCTCGGTGTTTCCATTGGCACGATGAATGAAAAGAGGGCGGCGCGCCCGCAAGGTCAGATCGTGCCGCTGACCTCCACAAGACGCATCCGCCCTCGTGGGCTATTTAGTTTGCTGCTTACCGGCGGCACTCGGTTAGCTGTGTCTACTACTTTGGTGGTACAGTAGTGCGAGGGTGCCAACACGTCAACAGAAAAGCGCCACAAATCTTATCACCCGCAGGGGTTACGGCTTGGCGCTCTGGCTTGCCACGGCCTCGATGACTCTGGCCTCTGCCGTCTTGGTGTAGTCCTGATCGATGTCCACGCTGACGTATTTCCTTCCGCACAGTTCCGCCGCCAGTGCGGTGCTGCCCACGCCTCCGAACGGGTCCAAAATCAGGTCGTCGATCTGGCCGTACAGCTTCATGATCCTCGTGGGGATCTCCACCGGAAACGGTGCCGGGTGCCTGTACTTCTTTCGTGCCGCCATGTCCGGCGGGACCGTCCAGACGTTCTGCGTCCAAAGCTGGAACTCGGCAGGCGTGATGTCGTCGTTGTTCGGGTCGAACCTGCTGCGGCGCATGCTGCCACGGGCGAAGCCGTAGATCATTTCCGCCCGTGGGCGAACGGCGGGCAGTAGGGCGCTATTCTCCGTCCCCCACGTTCGGCCGGTGACGGACGCCTCGCCCGTGTCCCAAACGATCTCCTGATAAGAGTTCATCGTCCCATCGGTGCCCTTCATCACGGTTTCGTAGACCAACTGACCGAGCCTGAACCCGTAGTGTCCGAAGTTGCCGCCCTCCTTGTTGCCAACGACGGCGGGCACGTTGACGAACAGCCTGCCGCCCAACGTGTTCAACTTCTGGACGATGACGTTTAGCCATCGCTTCAGTAGGGCGAGGTATTCGTCCCGTGGCCTCAGGTCGTCCCACTCGTTATACGGCAGGCCCAAGTTGTAGGGCGGACTACAGATGACAAGGTCAACGGTGCCGTCCTCGACCTCGTCCAGACCGTCGCCCACGTCGGCGCAGATGAACCGGCCGTTTAATTGTGGCTTGCTGGCCTTGCTCTGTTTCGCTCGAAGCGCCTGCCGAGCATTAGCGTCGCTCTGCCGCCGTGCGGCCCTTACGGCGTCCTCGACGAGGCGGGCGGTGACTTTGCCCCCCTCTGCGGCTGCGGCTCGCTCTGCGGCCTCGTAGGCCGGTGCCACGAGGCTCGGGTCACGGCGCATCAGCTTGGCCAACGGGCGGGCGTGACTCTTGGTGATCGGCTCGTAGGCGTCGGCGTCGGCCTTGCCGTCGCCGCCCTCGGTTGTACGCAATTGCGTACACTTCGCCTCCCCCACGATTTCGCTGACCGCCGCCCAATCCACCCGCTCGATGAACGTGGTGCGTTCGATCTTCCAGACGGTTTTTGCGTACGCCTTTAGGCTGCGGTAAGGCGGGTTGTACAGCTTGCCCCTCTGGACTTGCAGTAGGTACTGGCCGACCTTGTAGTCGTCGCCGATGTGGGCCTTGATCTCGGCCTCGATGCGCGCCAGTTCCGCAGCCTTGTCCGTGGGGAGTGCCGTTGCTGTCAC